AACTGTTACCGTTACAGCAGCCGCCAATCCTAGCCGCTACGATGCTGTTAACTTCGTTAACGCTGCAACCGCAGACGCTGGTAAAGCTACCGACGCAGCAGTTGGTGCAGGCATCGTGAGCGCGGGTGATGTGGTATTCTGGGAGCAGAAGGCTGCTGGCGTCTGGTTAGTTCGAATCAACAAGTACCTATAAGGGGCAACAAAAATGGATATGAAGCGAATTAAGTCCCTTTACGGGATTAAGTCTTTCGATGAAAAAGCAGCTTACGCGAAGATGCACTTTAAAGATGAAGGCGGTATTATTCTTGCTCGAAATCTTGAGCATGTATCGTCTGAAATCTTTACGCAAGAGTTTGCAGGCCTGACCTTCTTAAACCAAGGCGTGGATGTAAACAATGAGGGCGGTTATGCGACATCTATCCGCAAAACCAAGCTTCGTGTTGAAGGCGGATATCGCGAGTCAGGCACCAACACCAACACGACTGGCAAGATCACGCTGTCAGGCGAAGACGATACTATTCCAGTATTTACTATGGAAGCTGAATCAGACTGGTCAGAAGTTGAGCTAAAGCAGGCAGAGCTTGAGAACATCAACTTGCCTTCTCGCTTTTTTGAAGGTCATGCAGAGCTTTATAACCGCAAGCTTGACGAGCTGGGCTATCTTGGCCAGACGCGCACCGACGGATCACAAAAGACCGTTGGCTTGTTAAACTTTGGCTGGGACAACACAGCAGCGACTGGTGAAGCTTCAACACTATCTGGAGAAGCGCTTTATAAAGACATTGCGGATCTAATCACCCGTCAGTGGTCAGGTGTTTTGAACGTTGAGACATACAAAGCGGATCATGTTGTAATGCCCGATGATGTTTATAATATCGCAGCGGCTAAGATCCTTAACTCTGCGGGTTCTGAAATGTCAGTACTTGCGGCGTTGCGTGCTAACTTCCCGACTGTCACTTTTGGTTTGACTACTAAAGCGCAGACGGCAGGGGCTGCCAACGCATCAATCACTATTGCTTTCTCAAGCAATCGTCGTGCAATGCAGTTCCGCGTACCGGTGCCGTTGAATGTATCAAGCGTTCACCAGCGTGGCTTTAAGTATTATGTTGAGAGCTACTTTGGCGCAGCAGGCTTGGATGTTATCGAAGCTGATTCGGCGCAGACTGTTACTGGTCTGTAATGCTATGAGGGGTTAAGCAGCCCCTCTTATTTTCGAGGTTTTAGTGATGCAGCAAGAAGATAAGAAGCCAACAAAAAAGCAAGACACATATAGCAATAAGTCTAATTGTGTTCAGTATGTATTTAGCAACCGGGTTCAACCGGGTGGCGATTACGCACTAACTAACGATGATAAGAAAGATGAGGCGGGAATGTCTCGACTAGCCACGGCTGTTAAACACGGCCTCATGGTTAAGGCATAATAATGGCAATTCTCTCTGATTTCAGGACACGCTTTCCAGAGTTTAGCGGCTCTTCTGTAGATCAGTACGTGCCGATTCTTGAGCCTGTTATGGCTTGCTATTACGGCGGCGTTTACGGATCAAGCCAGTGTGGTGATGAGATCATCTTGAATCTAATGGCGCACTTGCTAACGGGAGAGCTTGCCGCATCGGAAGGCGCAGGAAAAGGCACGCCACAAAAAGGCGTATCTTCTAAGTCGGTTGGCAGCGTATCAGTTAGCTATGAAGCTTCTACCGCTACGCAGAGCCAGCGCAACGCATGGCTAATGACAACGCTATACGGCCAGCGGTTTATCCTCCTGACCCGTAAGCGACAGTGGGCAGTGTTTGTATGACGCCAGAGCAGACGCTAAAAAAGACAAAGCAATACGAGCGTGAGCTAAAGAAAGCCATGGGCGGTTATATTGCCGTCGGCCTGCCGTCTGATAAAGTAGGCGGACAAGTTTACGGTGACGGCGAGACTGTAATGCAAGTTGGCGCAGCTCACGAGTATGGCGTGGGAAATATGCCGGAGCGATCTTTCTTGCGTCTTCCGTTTTCACTCAAAAAAGTAGATTTAGAAAAAGCCATCTTTCGTCAGTTTGAAGATGTGTTGGAGCGCGGCAAGAAAGCACATAAAGCACTAGGCTTGATCGGAGTAACAGCGACTCAGGTTAGTCAAGATGCGTTTGACACACAAGGCTACGGCAAGTGGCCGGACATTACCGACGCTACTAAAGAAGCCAAGGGGAGTAGCAAGGTTATGATTGATACAGGCATCTTGCGCGGATCTATTACTTATGTTGTTAGGGGTTTGAATAATGCTTCCTGATATGTCCGATGCTTTAACAGAGTGGGAGCAGCCGGTAAGGATAAAGACAGCGACGACTACGACTATCGATTTTAAGCAAACAACTGCAATATCAGAATCCGATACAAGGGCAGTCATTCAGGTCGCGGACAAAGAGAAGCTAAACCCTGCTATTATAGACTGGTCTCTTCGATATATTTTAATACACAGCAAGAGCAGAATAGTCGCAGGGCAGTATATAGAATACCAAGGCGAAAACTACAAGATCGTAACAACATCTAATTACACCGACTACGGCTATCAAGAAGTTGTAGGCGAGGAAGTGAAGGGCGCTATTAAATGAACCCCGGCATTATTGGATTAGCTAAGTTTGTGCGCGACCTTCTAACACAACCAGAGGGGCAAGTGGTTATTGTTGGTCGCCACAACGTGCGCAGAGAGGACTTCACAGGCTTGCAGATCGTTATCGATGCAGTTAGCGCCGGAAGTAGATTAAACTCCTCAGAGAGCTATGACGGCGACGCAGAAGTGGCAACATACTCACAGCAGTGGATGCAGCCCTGCACCGTTAACTTTTACGGCAACGAAGGCTATGATCAAGCTCAGTTGTTTACACTGCTAGCGCAATCCCAGAAAGGGTACGAGATACAGAGAGACAGCGGCGTGGCGGTTTACGATGTATCCACTATCACAGATGTAAAGATGCTAACGGGCGATCAATTCAGTGCGCGCTATGAACTATCGTGCAACGTGCAGTATACTATCAAGACGGGCGTGTCGACCCTTCGAATTGACACGGCTCAAACTGAAATTATTAACGATTATTAGAGGGTCGAACAATGGCTGATATTGGAAACATCATTAATGTGGCTCTTATCCCAGAGGGGCGACTTGCTGCACGCGACAACTTAAACGTCGTTGCTATTATTACCAGCGAGCTAGGTTTTTTATCATCTAACAAGCGCTATGATATTTATAGTAACGCAGCAGCAGTTGCATCAGATTTCGGGACTTTCTCAAAAGCATATGATTATGCTAAGTCTTTCTTTGCGACTACCCCTAACCCTGTAAACTTTGGCGGACAGCTCGTTATCGGATATTGGCGAGCAGTTGATGAAGATGTTCCAGCCAAAGCCGCCAGCTTATCAGGCGCTGAGTTGTCAGAAGCTGTAACGGTTGGGTTACTTCAAACAGTGTCCGACGGATCGTTTGATTACGACGTTGACGGAGCCACAGAAGCCGTCACAGGCCTAGACTTTCGTTCTGACATTACTCTTGCAGAAATTGTTGGCACTATCGACACAGCACTAACGGGCGCAACGGCAACGCTTGATAATATCGGCATTATTATCACGTCCAACACAACTGGCGCGTTATCTACGATAACCCATGCTGTAGAAGGATTAAGCGGCACATTCATCGGATCAACGCTAGGATTGGCGGAAGGGACTGGCGCGGTGCTACAGCAAGGCGCTGCTTCTGAAACGCTGCCTTTTGAGTCTAAAGAGGAAGCGATCACGAACATTAAAGCCGCGACCAATATGTACGGCGCGATGTTTATTGATCAACCTACCAGTTTGGAGGCTAAGGCTCTTGCAGAGTGGGCTCAAGCTAACAGCACGCTTGTTTATGATGTATTTACTAGCCCGTCCAATTTAGAGATCGACGCTTCAAACTTGGTTTGGGACATTAAGCTGTCTAGTTTAACTAACTACCGCATGCTTTACAGCAAGGCTAACAACCGCAAAATGGCGGCGTCGTATATGTCGCGAAACCATACGGTTAATTTTAATGCTGAAAACTCTGCTTTAACGATGAATCTAAAAGAGCTGTCAGTTTCAGCAGAAAGCTACACGCAGGGCGAGATACTAGCAGCTAAGCGTGTCGGGCTTGATGTTTACACAACTGTAAAAGATGTGCCCATTGTTTTAACAAGCGGCGCTAACGATTTTGTTGATAATCGCTATAACATCATCGGCTATATTGACGCAGTGCAAACAGATACGTTTAACTTGCTCAAGCAAACTGGCACGAAGATCTCCCAGACCATTCGAGGCGTTAATCAGATCGTTGACAGTTTGGAAAAGACAACCCGTGGCTTTGTTCGAGCAGCAGTGTTTGCGCCAGGCACATGGTCTAGCCCTGATAGTTTTGGCGACCTCGCTACGTTCAACCGCAGCATTAAAGAGAAAGGCTATTACTTCTTAGCCGGTCGATTAAGTGACCAGCCTCAGTCTGATAGACAGGATCGCAAGGCGCCGGTTATTCAAGGCGCAGTTAAAAACGCTGGCGCTATTCATTCAGTTGACATTATCATCAACTTTAACTTGTAGGAGATAGCCAAATGGCTGTAATTACACTCGCTGCCGATAGCACAACTCTTACGCTGAACGGCTATATATTCACCTCGTTTTCAGCCGGGGATATATTTTCATTAGTGCCGGTCAATCCGTTAACGTCACATGTAAACAGCTCGGACGGTGGGACGACTATTAACGCTCGATCGGATGGGCGGGTTTACGACCTGACCGTTCGCGTTCAGCGCATGTCAGACGATGATATCTTTTTGAACAGCGCAGTTAATGGCGAGGGTGTGACGCTATTAGAAGGCTCTGCAAAGGAAAACTTCGTTAAGAATGGCATTGACGGCGTTGAAACGTTCACGCTATCTGGCGGCTCTGTTATGACCCCGACTAGCGCGGCTAAAAACGATCAAGACGGAAACGCTGTATCTGAGTACGTCATGCGCTTTAGAACGGCAGTGCGCACGTTATAACTATATAGCCCCGTTAAGGGGCTTTGCTTTAGGGATCCTCTATGTCAACCGAGCAAGAGCAAAAAACAGCTATCGACATGATCAAGGCCGTGCATGATGACGGAGTGGCTACCATTAATGGCCGTGACTATCAGTTTTCTAGCACGACTCACAAGAAGCGACGTAAGGTTTTTGCATACTATTCCAAGATCGGCAGCGTTGCGGCAAATGGCGACATGTCGTTTATCGACACGCCAGAGTGGGACGCTATCGAAGCTATGATTTGTGATATGACCCTATTCGACGGAATGCAGTTAAGCAAACTTGAAGGGCACTGGGATAAATATCCGCAAGACTATATTATGTTTGCTACTATCAGCATGCAGGTTATTAGCTACCCTTTTATGCAAGGGAACGCTGGCGTTTAAATATACCGGCGTTCTATGAAAATACCGATTTTATAAAGACAACGAACCTGTCAGACGACGATCTAACACTTTTTA